TAGATATAAAACTACCCGAGCGCTCAATAGTGCCTTTTATTGATACACCTTATTATATTTCTCCTCAGAATGGTGTCAATATTGGACCCGGCGAAGTTAAGACAATTCAAAGCAATTCAATCAATATGAGTGAAATACCTGACCTACTCTTAATTTGTGTAAGAAAACCAAATTATGACGCAACTGAGAGTAATTGGTTTTTACCTCCTAAAAAGATAAGTGTTAATTTTGATAATCATTCTGGTCTGCTTTCTTCAATGACACAAGAGCAACTTTATGATATGGCTGTAAGGAATGGCTTAGACATGGATTATAATCAATTCTTCGGCCAAGGTAAATCAATGGGTGAAATAAATGGTAAAAGTTTATCTCCTATCAATCCAACAAATATTCCTCTAAGTGGTGGCTTTTTACTGGTTAAACCTGCTCAGGATTTACAACTTCAATCGGGTCTAGCATCTGGTATAAATGGTAAATTTAACCTTCAATTTACTATTGACGTAGAAAATCAAAGCAGTGTAGTGGTGGAAAGTCCAGTTGTATATACCATATGTATTAATTCAGGTTTCTTTGTTTCAAGGGAAGGAAGCAGTGCGATTGTCCGCTCTCCATTAAATGAAGGTGATTTAAAGAATGCACCTATTTCAGGCGAAACATCTACCCATAGAATGTTTGGAGGTTCATTTTTCAGCAAACTTGGTTCAACACTAAAAAAGGCAATATTTAATCCTACAACTGTAAGCGTGGCAAAACACCTGGCTAAGAATTCAGGAAATCCTTACGCAAGCACCGCAGCGGACTTGGCAACAGTGGCAGGTCTTGGTTCTCATACAGGAGGAAAACAAACAGGAGGCAGTAGAAATATGCAATATTTAAGACTATAATTTTTTATTTTATTCTTGTAATATATAATATGAATGTTAGATATTACAACCACGACAACGATAGTTATGCGCTACCTAACACGGTTAATTTTACTTCAAACGATAGAGACGATGCACCTTTAACAAATGAAAATGCCGAAACCAATTATTTAAACAAAACTCAAACCACAGCCCAAACAGTTGAAAGTAGTGTTGAATTTAAACAAGGTATAATCGTTAATGGTGTTCAGGAATTTAATGGAGATTTGGAAACAAGTGACGGAATTTTAGAGCATTTGATAACAGAAGCCAGTATAAAACCCAGCAAGAATTTTGGAAGCATGGCACAATATACAGACAATACAACCAATAAATATAAAGGTTATTTAGTTGAAAAGGACACGGATAGACTTTATATATTTACTAACGAAATAAACAAACCAACACAAGAAACAAATTGGAGTTAATGCTATATTGAGTAATCTATTATTATTCATATTCAATTGACCTGTCATATGCCCTCCTGATTTATCTAATTTTTTATTTAATTCATCATCTACATAATATTTTGTTGTTGCTTCGTCAATGTTAATAGGATTTCTTATAACTACTGTGCCTTTACTTAAACTATTCAAATTTGTTTCTTGTGTTGGCTTTGTTGTCGCATCAGTAAAAATGTGTAATCTATCGGTGTCCTTTTCAATTATATACCCTTTAAATTTATCAGTTGTATTATCAGTATATTGTGCCATACTTCCAAAATTTTTACTTGGTTTAATACTTGCTTCTGTCTTTAAGTGCTCTAAGATTCCGTCTGTTGTTTCTAAATCTCCATTAAACTCCTGAACTCCATTAACAATTATACCTTTTGTAAATTCAACATTACTTTGAACAACTTGGTTTGATGTAATTGTTTTGTTTAAGAATTGCTGACTTAAAATTTCAAATTTTTCATTTGTTAAAGGTGCGTCATCTCCATTTGCTTTGTTAAAATTGACAGCATCCAATAATGTAAAACTATCATCATCATGGTTGTAATATCTAACATTCATATTATATATTACATGAAGAAAAAAAAATAATTTGATGAAATTACAAATTTAGATATTTCATATTTCTTGACCCTCCTGTTTGTTTCCCTCCTGTATGAGAGCCTAACCCTGCTAATGAGGCCATGTCCGCTGCGGTGCTGGCGTATGGATTTCCTGAATTTTTGGCGACATGCTTGGCGAGTTTGATGGCAGTAGGATTAAATAAGGTGTTTTTCAATGTTGAGCCTAATTTGCTGAAAAATGAACCTCCAAACATTCTATGCGTTGATGTTTCACCAGCAATTTTGGCTTGTGTTATATCACTTTCACTTAATGGAGACCTAACAACAGCACTACTTCCCTCCCTTGAAACGAAGAAACCAGAATTAATACATATAGTATAAACAACCGGACTTTCAACAACTTGACTGCTTTGATTTTCAACATCAATACTAAATTGTAAATTGAATTTTCCATTTACACCAGACGCCAGACCAGATTGTAGTTGTAAATCTTGCGCAGGTTTAACTAAAATAAAACCACCACTTAAAGGTATGTTAGTAGGATTAATAGGAGAAAGCTCTTTTTTATTGTTTTCACCCATGGATTTACCTTGCCCGAAAAATTGATTATAATCCATATCTAAACCATTTCTAACAGCCATATCATATAATTGCTCTTGTGTCATTGATGACAGTAATCCAGAATGGTTATCAAAATTTAGACTTAGTTTTTTTGGAGGTAAAAACCAGTTGCTTTCAGTAGCATTATAATTTGGTTTTCTTACACATATTAATAGTAAATCGGGCACTTCGCTTAAATTGATTGAGTTGCTTTGAATTGTTTTGATTTCTCCTGGGTTAATTAATACACCAGTTTGAGGGGATATATAATATGGTATATCAACAAAAGGCACGATTGAGCGCTCAGGTAGTGTAGTATCTAAGGATGGTGTTCTAAAAATGCTATTAATATGGGGGTCAATAAATGGATTACTTCCATTTAATCTTGTTCCAGATATAGAATAAGCAGAAAGACCTCCAACAGTCTCAGCATTATCTAAAGCTAAAATTCTTGAAGTGTTTCCTATTTGTAAAGACACATTCACATTATTTATACCAAATAACCCGACGCTATCCTCTTGACTTTCATCAAAAATAAATGGTGATATCATTAATTTCTCGGTTATGGTATATCTAAAAAACAGCTCATATATTCCATCGGAGTGGGGTAGATATTTTACCGCACCTGCACCATTATCGACCGCATTACATCCAACAACTGGAATACCATCAACATAACGGTATGTTTTACCTGCGTATTGATATGCTCCTGTTCCTTTTAGAGGGGCGCCCGTATGGTCTGTAAAAACGACATTGTAAAATGCCCCGTTTGGTGTATTTCCATATTCTGAGCTTCCTCCATAACCTTGAATATTACTATTTGGATATAAATGAGATGCTGAATGTGATAAATATCTATCTAATCTTGTTGGTGTTGTTCTTGTTCTTCTATTGCGTTTGCTTGAAGTCAAATGCAGTAAAGGATGTAAAACCTCCCCGGTTGTGATGGTATTGGTTGCTCCGTTGATGGTTACGCCCGCAGTTGATAACATTGATTGAAGTGGATAAGCATTCAAAGCACAATTAACACCAAATCTTAAAAGTGGTCTTACTCCATTTTCATCGGTTATATATTCGGCTGTTTTGTCGGGTGTAATATTTGCGTAAGTGGTGGTGGCACCGTCTATATTTCTACCGGGTCCAGTATTAAAATTGAATGTAGTTGCACAATTCACACCTGTTGAAACTGGTAGCACTCTATCCATAAATACATTAGCACTGGGGGCATTAATGTTAAAAGTAAGGCTTGTATTTGAAGCAGTATTCGCACTTGTTTTTATGTTTGATATTGAAAGAGCACCTACATTAATAGCATAACTTGGCTCATCTTGTTTAATTCTACTGTCAATAACTTTGTATTTTGAAAATTCTGAGTTCATGTATGTAATAATATATAAATACAAAAGAATTTTTATATTTATATGTTTTTGTTTTTATATCTATAAATGTTTTTTCTTAAACATAAATTTTATTGATATATTTGAAAGATTACCCATTTTGATAGGTATTAGATTTGATGAAAGTCTATTTTTCCAAAACACAGATATATTAATATTTCTTATATCATCATGACCGTTTAAGCTTGTCATTCTATACTCACCCGAGGGTATATATGAAGTAAATCCTTTATAGTCATAAGCGTTGTCTAATGGAAGACTTATATCTGTTATAATTGGTTCAGTGTTTGAAGTTGAAGCGGTTGGAGTGCTTACATTTGAATTACCAAATTCAATAACTGGGGCTACTCCTTCTGCCACTACTGGAATGCTGGTTGATGAAAATACTACACTCTCTGCCGGGCTCCATATTGTTCCTGTGCTACTTCTCTCCTGTTTGATTTTATAGTATGTTTTGTTATCAAATTCAATTGTTTCTGTTGTTAAGTTTGGCTCAACTAATATCTCAATAAATTTAACATCATTTTTATCATCCTTTAATTTGCTTGGATAATTCTGGAATAAATTTGACATATTTGAATTAAAAAACAATTTGTATCTTTCTTGATTATTTACAGGGTTTGAAGTTTTACCAAATCCATTATTATCAAAAAATATCTCAAATTTCTCTGTTTCATTGTTATAATTTATGATGGGTGCTTTTGTTGTTAGACTAAATCCGTAGTTTGTTTGATTTAATTGATTTTGTAAATTTTCTTTTACAGCTTCAAAAGTCTTATTGACTAATTTTAAGAAATGGTTATAAGTATGAGTAAAATAGTATGGGTTATCAACATCTTGCCTATTAAGTGGTGGTAGTGGTGTTATCAATCCTTCTTGCTCTGGCTCAAAAATCACTGTTTCTGTTGCTGTAAAAGTATTGTAAATAATATTGCTGTTTGTATCCATATCACCTGTATCAACTGTTAAGTCCATTGTTATTTTATACACTGTTTTATTTGGATTTGATTGACCCTTTTCAATTACTGGAATAAAAATAGGAATGTCATTAACACCGTTCATTGTAAAGCGCACAATAGACATTTCATAACGTGAAGCATCTTGAATTATTGGAGTATTTCTTGTTTCATTGAAATACGCACGTGGGTCATTAATTTTACCTTGTGAGACTGTTCTACCATTTACAATATCAACATTATAATACTGGATGTCTGGATAATTACTGTTTTTGATGAATGCCATTATATTATATAAACATAAGAAAAAATAAATATTTTTGGTTTCAAATGTCAAAATCAAAAATTAAAGGTTTCAAATGTCGTATAGTATATAAGGATTTGAAAACATTTGAAACCTTGAAAATAGATTTAATTAATTATTAATAATTTCTTATGGTTTCAAATGTAAGAAATTTAACATTAATAATTTTTGGTTTCAAATGTCGTATAGTATATAAGGATTTGAAAACATTTGAAACCTTGAAAATAGATTTAAATAATTATTAATAATTTCTTATGGTGTTATTTTCCTATCATATGGTACGTCATACCTGATATAAGAGTATCAACATCAACATTAAATTTTTTTGAAAAACTTTGGATAAATTCATTATATTTATCCATTCTCATACTGCTGAATATGGTTCTTAATACTGCGTGCCTGCCACATGTTCCATTATCAATATCGTCGGGTTGGTGAGGTATTGGATTATATGCTAATTCATAACCTGCGTCTTTTACTAATTGAATAAATCTTTTACAATTGGTATCCTTGTTTAAACTTATGTCTAAATCATGAGGCATATTTAAACCTTTTGATAATTCAACAGGTGAGTTTCCATAACTATCATAAAATTCAATTTCTTTACCTCGTTTGATGATGCTTATCCAGTGTCCCGTGTTTTCGTTTTCAGTTAAATATAACATAATTGCCCTATTCTTTTTATCCAGTATTTCATCTATATGCCTAACTTGATGAAGAAAAGGATAAATAAAAATGTTTGTATCTGGATGAAGTATATGCTGGATATCATCATTTGATAAGAATTCGGCTTTTACCATATCCATTAATGCTTTTTCATTTTGTTCCATTATATATATAAGAATGGATTAAAATTATAGTCATTTATGAATTTCATAAGCTTAATTTTTTGTTCTCCGCCTACTAACCCACTCCTATTTATCATTTTTTGAATTTCATCAATTGATAATTTAATATCCTCATCTACTTTGCTGATTTCAATTTTATATTTTATGTTTTTAAATTCACCAGCACAAACAAGATCACAAGTTAAGAATTCAATGCAATCTATTTCCATATATTTTTTTAGAATATCGTCATATTTTTCATAATTTACATCTTCACAATTTTTAAGCATCTTGTTAAGTTTTTTTGTTTTATGATAAGTTTGATAACAGTAAGCCATTGCATAATTTCTAAATATATCATTTGTATTAATATCTTTTTTTGTAAAGTAATGGTTTAAAGCACCTGTCAAATTTTTGAAAATTTTATTTGTATCCTCATACTCTTCATTAAGCTCGTTAAACTTATCTTTTACTTCATCCATTAAGAATTTAAGATATTCTTTATGGCTTGTTGTTTCATAATGATAATGACTATCATCGTCGTCAAATCTTTTATAATCATCATTATACTTATACACATCTACAATATAATTTATTCTTTTCATAACTGTTATATATCATGAAAAGAAAATAAAAATATAAGAAAATGGACTAAAATATTTTTTTTGTATTTATACAAGAAGGGTACCGTCCCCCTCCGGGGTCCTGCTTGTTCCTCCGGCACTCCGAAACACGCAAAGGGGAAGCTCCGCCGGGGCCGCGGGGGTTTCACCCTACCCAAAGCACCAACGGGTTCAGACCCACAGCCGGGTGGATGA